TCATTGGTTGAAGAGACTATTAATGATCCTGTTGGCGCTATCGATGAACTAGAGAACGCTACGCTTAAAGCTTCTGAAGTGATCGAGCGGTTAAATGAGATTAACCAATGGTTAACTTATGGCGCGTTTACTGTTGCTGCTTTGTTTGTAGCTGTTGCAGTAGTGCTATACGCTAGACGCGACGATAGAAAGAGGCTCATAAACTAATGATTTTATCTTTCCTAATGTTGCGCTATAAGAAGTATCTAATAGTTGCTGCGGTGCTGTTGGTTGCTTTTATCTGGCTTAAATTTTGGATAAGCAATCAGCAAAAAATAGCGGTCCACAATTACAAAGTTTCAGTACAAGAATCAACAAGCAAGCAGGTAAAGCAAGATGAAGAGATTGCCAAGAAAACTTATAGCACTGTTACTGATGGTATGCGCGCTAGGGCTGATATCAGGATGCAGCAACGCCAAGCCAGTAGCGGTGATAGATTACAGCGCTTTAGCGGTAGTAAAAGAGCCACCACTCGCGCCAAGGGAAACAAGCATCTGGGCGGATCAGACGTATTGTCTAATAAAGAAGTTGCTCAAGTCCTCAAACATGCCGACCTATTGCAGTGATGAATAGATGAAAGCTGAGATATTCGACATAATGAAAGACATTGCAAGCAGTCACTTTGTGGGCGGTGTCGCGGGTGGCCTTGTGAGGGCTTTTTTTATCAAAGAAGCTTACGGTGTAGCGATGATACGCGGGATGGCTGGCGGGGCGACTGCGTTCTATCTCAGTCCAGTTATCATCTGGCTATTGCTTCGCAAGCTTGAAGTTGATCAGGGGGACTTATTGGCCGTATCTCACTTATTAGATTTATCTATTAGCTTCTCAGTCGGTGTAATGGGCATGATGCTAAGCACTGTTATAGAAAAGGTTATTTACAAGTGGGCTGGCATAAAATGAATTACAGTAAATTACAGTATGTAGTTTCATCTCTCGCGCTCCTGCTTGTATTCATGATTGTATTTGCTGTCAGTCATTTATTCGGGCCTGTTAAGCCTGTCATGGCTAACCTGCTACCCACCGATGTATGGAGATTTGGGAGTGGATTTGCTCAAACAGATTTAGCGGGATTCAAGCGCAGAGACTGCCCTATAATTGGTAATTCATGGCGGGGAATGGCAATCGTTAACGCTCAAGAAGTCCGAGACAATATTGAATTTCAATTTGTTGATGATGGTGAGTCGTTCGAGTGGTCAGAAGAAGAGATAGCGGCAATCAAAGCGGATAAAGAGTTCGTTAAAATCTCGACGGAATTCGGATGGCCTGATGACGAAACGGATGATTCAACTTTTCCCCCAGGCTCTATTTATGTTGGGCCTGCAAGGTGGAGTTCACCGGTCATTGATAGCGCGACAATGCTTGGTTTAGAATTATCTTGGAACTGCACCGGTAGAACTATCACGCAGGAATTCTGGTTTGAAATGCCATTGAAAGAAAAGCGTGAGCCATATTAAGCTAAACTATAAGAAAACAGCAGGGTAATGAAATGAAGCAGGAACTTACAGCGATTGACCACATAGCCAAGAATGGCCTAAACAGCAGAACAAATATGTTTAACGGTGTTATGGCCTCTGTAACAGCCTTTGCGGTTCCCATGCTTGCATTGGTGCCTGAAGCTCATGATTGGGCTAACGTGGCTGTTCCTTCAACTCTCACGCTAGTAACTACGCTAGGTAATACCCTGCTTTATGGTGCAACTCACGTTAAGCATAGTTCTGATAGAAAATAGACAAGCGGTTAAGACTTGGTTAATGGTTAAATGTTAAGCTACCTATTCAATTAACAGGGGCAATTCATGAAAACAATAATCTTTACATCATTACTGCTAGCTATCTCAATGACTGCAAGCGCTAAGACCACCAAGCATATTGATATCGACCACACGCCGCGTATCGCTGACGTAAGCAGAGACACAAGAAAAGCCTGCAAAGGTGCACGGCCAAAAATTAAGAAGCTTACGGATAAGAAGTACCTATCTAAGTTCATTTGCAGAAACGAGCTAAGACGTATATTATTCATATACAAAGTTGTTAAATAGATTACTCCTCCTCCTGAGTTTGCCTCGATCATTAATTTGACTGGGGCTTTTTTACGTCTGCAATAAGCGTTTTGGTAAATATCCACCTACTTAGATATAATGATTATCCATAGGGTGACAGGTGTTAACTAAGTACCTGTTATAGTTGAATAAATAAATTTACTAAAAAGAGCTGAATTATGACTATTATTGTGACTCGTACGCCTCATTACATGGATTTAAAGCAGGGTGATACTGTTCCTCCTAAGTTAGAGCGAATGGTAAGCACTAGAAACGGTGTAGTAGTCCGAGATGTTGTAGTGGCTAAGGGTGGTAAGTGATGCCAAAGCTAACTGCAAAGCAGAAAGCATTTGTTGAAGAGTACATAATCACCCTTAATGCAACTCAGTCTGCAATCAAAGCAGGGTATAGCCGTAAGACTGCAAACGTGGTCGGAAATCAGAACCTATTAAAACCTAGTATTAACGCTGCTATACAGAGGGCACTCACAAGACGCTCAGAGAGAACTAAGGTTGATGCTGATTACGTTCTTACCCGATTGACTGAAATCGACGCTATGGACGTTCTGGATATCCTTAGCGATGACTTGCAAAGCTTCAAGACTATTGACCAATGGCCTAAAGTTTGGCGCACAACCATCTCAAGTTTTGATTTTGCTGCTATTGCTGATGCTAAAGGCGAGGGTGTTGCGGTAGTGCTTAGTAAGCTGAAGATCCCCGACAAGATTAGGAACCTAGAATTACTTGGTAAGCATACTGATGTTCAGTCGTGGCGTGAAAAAACAATCATTGAACATACTGGTAAGGTAGAAACTAAAGCTACGGTAACTTTCATTGGCGTCAAATAATAAAGAAATAGAATGTGTTGAAAGGCTTGGTGTTCTTCTTCAGCGACCTAAGAAGATAAAAGTTATTGTTGGTGGTCGTGCTTCAACTAAGTCAACGTTTAAGGCTGATCATGTATTGTCTCGCGTTTCTCAAGGTGAGCGATGGTGTTGCGCTCGTGAGGTTCAAGATTCAATTGAGGATTCAGTCCATGCTTTGCTTGTCGAGGAAATTGAGCGTTGTGAGTTTGACGGTTTCACTGTTCAGAAGAACGCAATCCTTCATGAGTCTGGTGGTCACATATTCTATAAAGGTTTGTCTCGTAACATTACCAGCTTGAAGGGCCTTAACTTACTTGAAACGTGCTGAAAAAGATCTTACCCGCAGTGGCTTCTATGAGGATGACTATCTAATGATTGTCCAGGTTAACTATTACGACATTCCTAAGCAGTGGTTCTTAGATTCAGGTCTTGAGATTGAAAGGCTGGATGATAAGTCAAACTTATCTGATGCTGAATACGATCATAAATGGAATGGTGCTTACTCTGACTTTGTAGCCAATGCAATTATTAAACCTTCATGGTTTGATGCGTGTGTTGATGCTCACAAGCTGGATAGGCTGAAAGCAGTGTTTAAGCCGGTAGGTGCTAGGGTTGCCGCTCATGATCCATTCGACGATGGTAACGATGCTGGCGGTTATGCGATGCGTCACGGCTCAATCATTAAGCGTGTTACTGCAAAAGAGGATGGTGAGATAGATGAAGCTTGTGATTGGGCATATGTACAAAGGCTCTCTTTCTGGATTGGGCCAAGATAACGCTGATAAGCCATATATGAAGCAGGGCGACGAACAAGGGCGAATCTTTACTTACTCTGAAACATTCAAGAATAACCGTGCACAGTATTACAAGCTTCTTGCTGACAGATGCTATGCAACCTTTCGTTGTGTCGTTCGCGGTGAATACGTTGACCCTGATGAGATGATTAGCTTTGATTCTGATGGAATCGATGACTTGGCCGGTCTTCGTTCTGAGATTACCCGCATACCTTTGAAGCCAAACGCTAATAATATAATCCAGCTGATGACTAAGCAGGATATGAAGCGAATGCAAATAGACTCCCCCAATCAAGCTGACAGCGTTGTGATGTGCTTTGCTAACCCTATGTCAGTTAACGTAGAATGGAAGACACCAAAAGTTAATGCGCCTAAACGTGGTGCAAGGAGATAAGATCGTGAGTGGAATTGGTAAAGTAGTAGGTAAGCTATTCTCAAGCTTAATGCCTGACGAACCAGAAATACCAGAAGTAAAAACGGCCCCTGTTGCAGATGATAAAACTAGCATGGCTGCAAAGCTGCGCAAGTCGCAACGGGATTATGGGCAGACAGGTAGAGCAGGAACAATGCTTTCAGGTTCTAATAAGCTAGGATAAAACTATGGCTCTTTCAGTAGAACAATTAACGGGCATTGTTAATCAGGCGTTTCAAGCCATGAAGCCAATGCATACTTATTATCAAACGCTAGCTGAAAACTTCTACCCTGAAAGGGCCGATTTTACGACTAACATTTCAATCGATGAAGAGTTCGCTAATGACTTGGCTGATTCGGCTCCTATACAAATGCGTCGTGATTTAGGGGATTCCCTTAGCGCAATGATGCGGGACGGTGAGTGGTTCAAATTGGGCGTAGGCAATGAAGCAGGGCATGAGGCTGATCAATGGTTAGAGTGGGCGCAAGGTCGTTTATACACTTTGATCAATGACTCAAAATCTAACTTCACTGGGGCCACAAAAGAGGCTGACCATGACTTTGTTACGTTTGGCTCTCCTGTTATCTCAGTAGAAAGAAATCGTAAGGCTGATGGGATCCTGTTTCGCTGCTGGCATTTGCGCGACTGCTCTTGGTGGGATGACGAGAACGGTCAAGTGGCCGGTGTGGTGAGAAATTGGAAACCGACCTACAGACAGATGGTTGATTACTTCGGTGATGAAGTTCACGCTGACATAAAGGAAAAGGTTAAAGAAAAGCCATTTACTAAGTGTCGAGTAGTTCACGCTGTTGTGCCATCTGAGATGTGCCGAGAACCAGAAAAGTATGATAACTTCCCTTTTGTTTCGTTCTTCATTGATATGGAAAACAAAAAGATAATGGAAGAAATTGGGGTCAATCATAATATGTATGTGATCCCTCGGTTTAAGCGTTTCCCCGGTACTGCGTTTGCTTACTCTCCTGCAACGTCAACGGCTTTACCTGATGCAAGAACGGGTCAATCTATGCAGTTCACGCTGCTGGAAGTTGCTGAACGGATGGCGCGACCACCTTTAATCGGTACAGAAAAAGCGGTACGGGGTGACATTGATCTAAGCAGTGACGGTGTTACTTGGGTTGACTCTGAATATGATGAGCGATTAGGTGAGGCGTTACGTCCGTTAAACGTTTCAGGTAATGGCTATCCAATTGGTATCGATGCTCAAGAAAGAACTAAGGCATCTCTTCAATCCTCTTTCTATGCTAACCGTCTATCACTGCCTGGCGTTGATCACACAATGACAGCTACAGAAGTGATTGAACGAATGAAGCAATACAGACGTGAGAACTTGCCGCTATTCCAGCCTATCGAGGAGCAATACAATGGGCAGTTAATGGACAAGGCATTTGATATTGCGTTTACTAATGGCTACCTTGGCTCTCCTCAAGATATTCCTGAATCGTTAATGGGTTCAGATATCGTTTTCAAGTTTATCTCTCCATTGTCTGAAGCTGCCGATGAAAAAGCTGTAGCGCAGTTACAAGCTGTATCTGCTCTAGTGATGGATACCAAACAGCATGACCCCACTGTAGGCGCTAATGTAAACTGGGATGCTGCTATGCGTGATGCTGCGAAAGGTTCTGGCGCTCCTGACAAGTGGCTGCGCACAGAAGAGGAAGTACAGCAATCAAAACAGGCTGCAATGGTTGCACAAGCCGCGCAAGCAATGCCTGAACTAATGGCGGGTGAGAATGAATAAGGATAGTCCAGCTTTAAAGGTCCCTGAACTAACGACTGATGAGCATAGGGCAGTCAAAGCGATAAGTGACGGCATAGCTACGGAAGGGCAGCAAAAGTTATTCTTATCTGTTTTAGTTCACAAGCTAACCGGGATGCATAATTTAAACTATGTTCCCGGTTCTTTCGATGAAACTGCGTTTATGAATGGTCGTGGTTTTGTAGGTCAACAATTAACGAAGTACATCAAAATACCAATTAAGGAAAACAACTAATGAATATGAAATTTATGAATGTGAATAAATGGGCTGCTCAAGATGCTAACGATGGCGCGGGTAGTGATCTAGGCGGTGGCGTTGTTGATACTGCTTTGGGTGGTGACACTCCTGAAGCTGAAGCAACTCCTGAAGTTACCCCTGAAGCTGAACCGGCAAAAGAAGAAGCTCCTGCTGCAACTGATTGGCGCGAAGAACGACTACAAGCACTAGGCTTAGAAGCTGGCTCTGAAGATTACACGAAACGACTAAACCAGCTTAAGCGCTTTACCGATGAAGGCTCAGTAGTTAAAAGTCTGTTTGAAGCTCAAGACAAAATCAGAAAGGGCGAGGTATCCAATGGTTTACCTGAGAATGCTACTGATGAGCAATTGGCAGAATATCGCAAAGCTAATGGTATTCCTGCTAGCGCTGAAGAGTATGTCACGTCTGAAGGTTTGGTATTGGGTGAAGCTGATACTCGAATCATGGGCGCGGTTCATGAGGTTGCCTTAGCTAATAATATTCCTGCTGAAGCAATGGCCGGTCTAACTGATGCGATGATGAAGGCGCGGGAAGTTGAAGACAAGGCGCGTACGCAGCAAGACGGTGTAGATAGGCAAGCTTGTGAAAGAGCGTTAACTGAAACTTGGGGCCAAGAAATGGCTACCAATAAAAACATGATCAACGGCATGCTCAACCAATTGCCTGCTGATGTTAAAGATGGGCTAGCAGGTGCGCGTATGCCTGACGGTTCAGGTGTCTTTAACAATCCGTCTATCCTAATGGCTTTCTCTGACTGGGCACGTAAGCTTAATCCTGCTGCGACTGTAGTAGATGGTAGTTCAAGCAATCCGGTGGGTGATATTAACACTGAGTTAAAAGCACTTGAAGCTCAGATGGGAACCGAGGAATGGGCCAGTAATAAGGAAGGCCAAGCGCGCTATCTAAAGCTTACTGAAGCAAGGCAAAACATGAAATAAGTACAATTTTCGGGGTGGGTTTGCATAGCTTGCCCCGTTTTTGTATCATTAGTCCAACAATTTGACCCCTTCAAGCATTTCATTTGTGACCCCTTCGGGCTAACTCACTCCATTGAATTCACACAAGGCTAACTCAAACAGTTAAATCCTATTAACATATTTGAGGTTTTCACAATGTCTAATTCAGCATTGCAGATCATGTACAACAAAGAAACCGTTGCTGGTTTCGAGAAAAATCAAACACTCTTGCGTCATACCGTTACTACTAAATCTAAGATCATGGGCCACCAGGCTGTATTCTTG